TAAGCGTACAAATTGATTCTACAACAGGAAGTGAATTAGTTTCAACTTCTGAAATAAAAAGTTATGCTAGAATAGAAACGTCTAGTGATGATACATTAATCGGTATATTAAATACGTCAGCAAGAAGTGCGTGTGAAGATTATATTAATAGAGATATTGTAGCAAAAACAAGAACTTATTTTAGAAGTCATGTACCAGAAAAAGGTGGAAATTATGATGGTTTGTATGCGGATAGATATAAAATATTATTACCTTATGCACCTATAAATGCCATAACAAGCGTACAAACTCAAGAAAGTGATGGTTCTTTAAAAACTGCAAGTTTTGATTCTTATGGTATGGATGATAAATATATAATTCTTACAGGGTTACCAAATGAAGATATTAAGATAGTTTATACAACTTCTGGTATGTCAGATAGTGCTTTAAAATTAGCAATTATGCAATTAGCTACAACATACTATGATAATAGAACTGACTTTGTTGCAGGAAATATATCTGAAATACCTACAGGAGTTAAAAAGATTCTTGACCCATTTAAATATATAAGCGATATATAAAATGAACATTGGAGAGTTTAGAGATAGAGTTGCTGTTAAAAGATTAACTAAATCAGCAGATGGCTTTGGTGGTTTCACATCATCACAATCAACTGTAGCTACAATATGGGCAAAATTAAAATTTACTGATGGTGATATGTCTTTTAATAATGACAAAAGACAATTAAATAAGGGTATTGATTTAATTATAAGGAAAAATACAGCAACAGGAAATATACAAGTTGGCGATGTATTATTTCCAGAAAGAGACAATAATCAGTATAGAATAAATACTATATTAGAATTAGATTTATATTTTTTTCAAGTGAAAGGTAACAGGACAGCATGATAACTATTGGTAATACAACTCCAGAATTAGAAAAATTAAAAAAGAGGTTAGGTGATAAATCTAGGTTATTAGATAATAATATATTTAAAGCATTACAGGAATTTAGTTTTGTGTTTTCTGGACTTGCAAATCAGAATCTAGGTAAGAAAAATTTTAATTTGACTGGTAAGGTAAAGCCATTTATTTCAAAAAATAATATGGAAGGTGGTGCACAAGTCAATGAATTTTATGCACCATTTTTAGAATTTGGTACTAGAACCAAAGTTGATGTACCTACAGAATTTAAAAAAATAGCTCAAAAATTTAAAGGTAAAAAAAGTAATAGTGCTGTAGATTTTAAAGAAGCAATAGAAAGGTGGATTGTACAAAAATTAAATAAATCTCCAGAAGAAGCCAAACAAATATCATTTCCAATAATGATGAAAATATTAAAAGTTGGTACAAATCCACAACCTTTTTTATATCCTGCATTTAAAGATTCATTAAAAGATTTAAATAGATTCATTAAAAGAGAAATTAAAAATACAACCAAATGAAAGAACCTGCACACTTTGTAAGACGAGGATTATTTAATGTATTGAATGGTAATATAAGTTATGATGGTTCTAATGTTCCAGTTTATAATACAGTACCAGAT